AATAACCCAAAGGTATTTTATGAGTTCTATCGTCAGAAGATGGACACAAGAAATATTGAGCCAAACATTACTCATAAGGTACTTGCTAAGATGGAAGAAATGGGTAAGCTGAAGGCTATTGTTACACAGAACATTGATGGATTACATCAGAAAGCTGGCAGTAAGAATGTGTTTGAAATTCATGGAACTACACAGAGGAACTATTGTAGTAAATGCAAAATGGAATATCATTCTGATTTCTTGTTTAATACCAAAGAGTCTATCCCAAAATGTGAATGTGGCGGTCTGATCAGACCTGATGTAACTTTATATGGAGAGAATCTTCCTAATGATGCAGTAAATGGAGCAATTAGAGCTATTCGAGATGCTGAAATGTTAATTATTGGTGGCACTTCATTAAAGGTTTATCCAGCAGCAAATTATATTTCATATTTTAGTGGTAGGCATTTGGTTGTTATCAATAGAGAAAAAATTCAAGTATTGTTGTATGGCGATACGGATCTGATGATTGTTGATTCGTTAGGCAATGTGTTTAGTGAGATTGATAAATGGATGTGAGGTGAAGCAAATGTATTTTAGCGATTTAGACAAAGTTGGATATCCAGTTGGTACATTCAAACTTGGTCAAAAAATATATCATATTAAGGACAAAGAACATAGATTCAAGTTTCATAAAAAGTGTGAATATTGTGAAAGTACAGGACGTGTATTGATAAAAGGTAAAGAATTTACCTGCCCTGCTTGTAAAGGCGAGTACATATATAAGGAGATAATTGAAAAGATTATTGATGATTATAATATAAGAATTGGTAGTATCATTAGTCTTCAAAATAAGAAAAGTACTTATGAATATTATGCCACTAATTCAGCGGGTTATGGTTTGCAAATCAATAGATGTGATGATGGTAGTAATACATATTTTGGAACAAAAGAGGAAGCTCAAGAGGCTTGTGAAAAGTTTAATAAAGAACATAATGTTGATTTATATTTAGAGGAATATAATCGTGCAAGTGTTAAACAAAGTATAAGAGAAGGATTCTAAATGAGGTAAGAGTGTGAAATTAAAGGATAAAATACGAGATAAATTAAGACATTGGTTATTAGAGGATGATTTGTTTCAAGTGGAAGCAGCTAAAAAATCATATAATGATGCAGTAAGAAAATGTGAATACGCCAATGTTCAACTATCTGACGCAGCCGTTACATATAAAAATTCTCATAAATTAGTTGATGATTGTCATAAAATGATAAACTCGATGATAGACGTTGGAACTGATGTTGGTTTTTGTTCTGACGACCATTCTTGGGCGGTTGTATGTATAAAAGGTCGCCCTGAATATGTGAAGTTTATTTCATTATCACATAGAGATGCATATGCTGTACTTGATTTTTTAAAGCGTTTCAGATATTCAAACAGAGTGATTGATTCACCTTTTGCATTTAGAGATATGGTTGACCATTGTATTATGGAGAATCCATTTGGAAAGTAAAGTGAGGTGAAAGAATAATTGGAGTGGATTAAGTGTATCGAAGGGCAAATGCCAGAAGATGATAAAAGATATGAAGGCAAGAAAGTAATTAATGTACTTGTTACTACGAATAGAGGCATGGTAACAAAAGTGCAAAGACAATGCTATGATGGAACATGGTTTTGGGGAAGAATTAATGGTGGTATGAGAGCATGGATGCCATTACCTGAACCATACAGAGAATAAAAGAGGTGAAATGAATGACAAATGAATTTACATTATATGGAGTAATGGATAAATCAACAGGTAAATTAGTAAGTAATCTTACAAATCCAAGACATAAATATTGGGAAACAAGAAAAACTGCTGAGAATGCAGTTAGAAAATTTATGTCAAGACGTTATAATGCTGATAGACAACTAGAAGTTGTAGAAATTCAATGTAAAATAAAGGTGATGAACGAGGTGAATTATGGGAAAGATTGTTGAAGAATATACAAGTAAATATGATGTTGGCGATGTAGTAATTTTTAAAACAAAAGATTGTTTGTTATTGGGAATTATAGAAGGATATTATATTGATCATAATTGTGATAATTCTTTCTGGTATGATATTAGAACCAATAAAACAAATGTTTATACATATTCCAATAAAGGAGATATTGCAGAATGGGAAATTATTGGGAAAATTGAAGGGTTTTTAAAGGATAAATGCTTTAATGAAATAATCAAATTGTAATATCAAACTTTTCTATTCAAGGCTGATCAGCCAAAAATTTCCAAATAAAAGTAACAAGAAATATTTTTTTCATTCGATTAGGCAGACGTGCCTATTTTCGAGTGATTTTACAACAAAATAATATTAAAAATGAAAGGATTTAACAGTAAATTCTAGGATAAATGATTGCGCAATCTCTGTAGATTAAAGGATTTTGACAGAGAATAAAGAAAAAAATAATTATTGTGAGTTAAGTGTAATTGAGCTTTGTAGTGGTATTGGTGCGCAGATGAAGGGAATTGATAATACTCATCTATTTAATGCAAATATGATTGCAACAGCAGATTTAGACAAAGAAGTAGTAGTTAGTTATGCTGCAATTCATTGTGGCTTGACTAATGAAATGATTGAAAACTATGAAGATTATCCAAGTAAAGAAGAAATGGTAAGACAGCTTACAGATAAGAGACTTGGATATGATTTTAAGAAAGACATTCCGTATGATTGGGAGAAGCTTTCACGAAAGAAAGATAAAACAAAGGGTATTGAGAAATATTGGTTATCAGACCATATCTCACATAATCTTGGTGATATGATGCAGATTGAATCATTACCATATTGTGACTTACTTACATACTCAACGCCCTGTACTGACCTTTCCATCGCCGGTAAGCAGGAAGGATTAAAATGGACTTGTCATGATTGTGGTTGTGAATATGATCCATCTGAATTGGATGTAGATACTCGTTATATATGCCCTAAATGTGGTAGTCACAACATTAAATCAACTCGTTCAGGTTTATTGTATGAAGTTGAGAGACTTCTTGTAAAAGCAAAAGAAAATAATACATTACCAAAGTATTTGCTTATGGAGAATGTAGATGCTCTTGTATCAAAGAAGTATATTGATAGTTTTAAGGATTGGTTGATTCGACTTGATAACTTGGGATATAACTCATATTATCAGACAATCAATGCAAAGAATACCGGTATCCCACAGAATCGTAATAGAATCTTTTGTATCTCTATTCGTAAGGATATTGATACCAAGTCTTTTGAATTTCCACAGCCTTTTGATATAGGAATCAGATTAAAGGATTTATTAGAAACAGACAATACTGTTTTGGAGAAATATTTCTTATCTGATGAAGTACAGAAAAGACTTCAGATAACAGATCCAAAATTTGAAAAGAATATTGTTGGCACTACAAAACCTGAATTCAGAACTATTGGTCAGAGAGACTTAGTTTATCAGCAGGATTCAGTAATGGGTACTTTAGTGGCAACCGATTATAAACAGCCAAAACAGATTCTTGCAGACTCAAATAATATAAAAAGACTTTTTAATATTTATGGTGAAGATAAAGGAACTGGATTCGCAGGAAATGTTTGGGACAAAGATTATATTTCTCCAACAATAACAACATGTCAAGTAGGAAATCGGCAACCAATGGTCGAAGAAGAGAGAGACAATTTAAGAGTTGTGAGAAAGCTTACGCCAAAAGAGTGTCATAGGCTCATGGGATTCGATGATATTGATTATGAGAATTGTAAAGCAGTTGGAATGTCTGATACTCAGGGATATAAACAAAGCGGTAACAGTATAGTGACAACTTGCATCTCTTTGTTGATTGAGCATTTATATAAGGCTCAGTATGACAATACATATATTTGTACAGATGAGAAGATGGTAAATTTTCATCAGCCACAAGTGGATTAAGTTCTGCTTGTGGTGATAAACCACAATTAGTTGGTGGTGTCGGTGAAATAAATTTTGGGAAGCAATTTCGTCAGGGTAATAGAGTATATGATTCAGATCATGTAGCAATGTGTTTATTAGCACAGCCTGTAGGTAATGCTGGTGGGTTCAGTTACTTGTATACGGTGGCAAAAAATTTTAATTTGCCCTCTATTCTAAATGTAACTTATGAAAATGATGTTCAAAGAATTGGAACTGTAAGTGAGAATAGTCTTATTGGCGGTAGAGTTATAGGAATAGAGGGTATTTGTTTCACATTAATGGTTTGTACTCATGGTTATGGTATGGGAAACATCTATGACAGTAGAAAGTTGGTGTTAGATGAAAAATTCAGAAAATACACCAAATGAATTGATTTTTGTTGGTGGTATAGA